GAAGAGACCGCTGCCTATGCTTCGTGCCGGTACTACACCATCACGATCAACGGCCGCACGATGTATTGCAGCGAATGCTGCATGGGCACGGGCGCGCTGCGGACTTGCAATGTGACTTGCAACTGAGGCGCGCATGGCCTACGACAACACCAACAGCGGCCTGCTGGCCAAGAACGACAAGCAGGGCAACGATTCCAGGCCGGACTACCGGGGCTCGATCAACGTCGATGGCACGGAATACTGGCTCAGCGCCTGGATCAAGACCGGGCGCGACGGGACGAAGCTGGCGGGGCAGAAGTACATGAGCTTGTCGGTGCAGCCGAAGGGCGATTGGGGTACGCCTGCACCGGCACCAGCCGCAGCATCACCGGCACCGGCACCGGCACCGGCACCGGCCCGCATGACCCAGGATCAGCGCGATGCTATGGCCATCCGCGGCAGGGAGCAGCGGGCGCGTCCGGCCCCTGCGCCTGCGCCTCGGGCGGCGACGAGCTTTGATGACATGGAGGACGATATTCCGTTCTGAGGCCTGCGCTGCGGGTCTATACTGAACAAGAGGCAGCGCCGTGCGGCCTCGATTTTGACAGCACGGATGGGGGAATCATGCTGATATCGAACTACGAGGATGCCGCTTTCCGCAACAAGCGGCTGGAGAAGTGCCTGCGAATCTGGATGACGATCATGGGCGTCACCCGTGAGCAAGCAGACCGACTTATCTTCTCACTGCACGACCACAAGGGCGCCCTTCATGTTCTCTGGAACGATGATCCAACAGAGAGGCAGAAGCTGGCCTTCGTTGATGCGTGGAATGAGTGCTGCGAATATGTAGTTCATCACTCTACGGACTTGAGCGAACAACCCTACGCGGTCGCGTGACGATGGCCGGCCTCGACTTCGACGGCCTGGCCCGTCAACTCCTCGCATCGGCTGAAACTCACCTTGCATCCTGGCTGCCAGCCGGCCGCAAGCGCGGCAATTCCTGGGTGGCGGGCAATCTGAGTGGCGCCGCAGGGCAATCGCTCAAGGTCAACATCACCACGGGCGCCTGGGCTGACTTTGCAACCGGCGACCACGGGAGCGACCTTGTGAGCCTCTACGCGGCGATCTACAGCCTTCCGATGGGCGAAGCCTACCGAGAACTCGGGGGCGAAACCAAGCCGGCCACGCGCATCAACGGGCACCACGCGAAGCCCCAGGCGCAGCAAGAACCTACGCGCCGCGTGGTAACGCCAGTGCCTGAATCCTGCGCCGATTGCGCCTGCACGCACCCGCGCTACGGCACGCCAGCCGCGCGGTGGACTTACTTCGATGGCAACGGCGAAGTGCTGGGCTATGTGGCCCGCTACGAGCCCGCAGGCGAGCGCAAGCAGATTGTTCCGTGGACATGGGACGGAGAGCGCTGGGGAATGGGCCAGTGGCCATCTCCGAGGCCGCTGTACGGCCTGCAGGAGCTCGAGGCGCGGCCAGACTCCGCCGTGTTGGTGGTGGAGGGCGAGAAGGCCGCAGACGCCGCGCGAAGGTTCGCCACGCCTTACGTGGTCATCACTTGGCCTGCCGGCGCCATGGCAACGGACAAGGCCGATTGGACGCCGCTGACAGGCCGCAAGGTGCTGTTATGGCCAGACGCAGATGAGCCTGGCAAAAAGGCCATGCAGCGTGTGGCGCAGATCATCCATGAGCGGGCGTCCGAGGTCAAGGTGCTCGACGTTGCGGACCAGCCTGACGGGTGGGACGCGGCAGATGCGGAGTTCACCGGCTGGGCTGACTGCAAGGCTTGGATGACTTCCCGCGTGTCAGTGTGGGCGCCCAGCGCATCGGTTCCGGTGGTTCAGCGGGCGGCAGAGGTCATCGACGCCGACACCGGGGAGATCACGGACATCAGTGCGCCACTGCCGGACGAATACCGGGGCCGCGCTCTCTCCACCATTGAGAACCTGGCCGAGATATGCCGTCGCCTGGGCGTCACTGTCAGGTACAACGTGATATCCAAAGAAGAGGAGATCATGATTCCTGAACAGTCGTTTAGCCTAGACAACAGAGGCAACGCCAGCATTGCGTGGCTCATGTCCTGGTGCGAGCGCCTGCGCATGCCGACTGGCAAGGTGGGCGACTACATCACCTACATGGCCGACCGCAACCTGCACAACCCGGTAGCAAACTGGATCGAGAGCAAGCCGTGGGACGGCCAGAGCCGCCTGCAAGACCTCTACGATACTGTGGCGTCACACGGCGACGAAGACCTGAAAAACACCATCATGCGCCGCTGGCTGATCTCTGCCGTGGCCGCAGCGTTCAACCCGACAGGCGTATCGGCCCACGGCGTGCTGGTGTTCCAGGGCGCGCAGTACATGGGCAAGACGGCATGGTTCAAGCGCCTAGTGCCAAAAGAACTCGGCGTGGTGCAGGACGGCATGATGCTGCGGCCGGACGACCGCGACAGCGTAAAACAGGTAGTCAGCCACTGGCTGGTCGAACTCGGGGAATTGGACGCGACATTCCGCAAGTCAGATATTGCCCAACTCAAGGCGTTTCTGACACGCGACAAGGATATTCTGCGCAGGGCATACGCCCGCAAGGAATCCGAGTTTGCAAGGCGCACGGTATTTTTCGCCAGCGTCAACCCGAAAGAGTTTCTGCATGACCAGACCGGAAACCGCAGATTCTGGGTTATCGAGTGCAAGTCCATCGACTATGACCACGGGATCGACATGCAGCAACTGTGGGCTGAGGTGCTGACGATGTACCGCGCCGGAGAAGGCTGGACACTGCACGGCGAAGAGCACGAAGCCCTGGAAGAACACAACAAGACCTACGAGGTCATTGACCCTATCGAGGAACTGATCGCGTCCGGCCTGAGGTGGAACGAGCCGCCCGCCGCATGGCGCTGGAGGTCCGCAACCGAGGTTTTGGCCGAGCTTGGCAGGGACACTTGCACTCAAGGCGAGGCCACCAGAGCAGCGCATCTGATCCGGCAGCGCAATGGGAACCTGAGCCGGAAGGCCAACGGCGCGCGCGCATTGCTGGCCCCGGAAGCTTGGGGAAACCGTAACCGCCCCTAGTGTCCCTGTGGTGTCCCTCGCTAAGTTGTTGATTTACAATAGAAAAGGACACTAGGGACACTAGGGACACTTAATATATAGAAAAGAGAATGAATAGAAAGAGAGGGCAAGTGACCGCGAGGAGCGCGATAGCGCGTAATCACGTAGCCTATATGGAAACCGGCGTCCCTGGCGTCCCTGTGTCCCTTAGTGGTCACTCACTTAGTGAAAGGATGGAATGATGGCAAACAAACCAACCAAATCCGGAAGCCCTGAGCGGGCGAAGCTGGCCGAAGCCGTCCTGGCGAACATGGAATCCGGCATGAGCTGCTGGAAGGCATGCGAGAAGGCCGGCGTCAAGAACAGCACGTTCATGCTGTGGCTGAGTCAGGACAGCGCGCTGGCTGAGAGCTACGCGCAGGCGCGTGAAAACTTCGTCGAGCGCATCGCCAACGACCTGATGGAAATATCAGACCAAGACCCAGAAACCGTCGATGGCAAAAAGGACTGGGCCGCGATCCAGAAACACAAACTCCAGGTAGATACTCGCAAGTGGCTGTTATCGAAACTCGCCCCGAAGAAATACGGCGACATGATTAAGCTGGCCGGCCATGACGGCGGCGCGGTGAAACTCGTCGCGCAGTCAGACGACGAGAAACTCTGACCGATGGCATTCCAGCTAACCGACCGCCAGAAGGCCGCGCAGCAAGTCCTGAGCGGCGACGCCACGCACCTGATGCTGTTCGGCGGCTCGCGCAGCGGGAAGACTTTCTTGCTCACGCGCAACGTGGTCTTTCGGGCGCTGAAGGCCCCGAACAGCCGGCACGCGATATTCCGGTTCAGGTACAACCACCTCAAGGCCAGCGTCGTGCTGGACACGTTCCCCAAGGTCATGCGGGCCGCGTATCCCGGCGTGGCCTGGGAAATGCACCAGCAGGACGGGTACGTCAGCTTCCCAGGTGGCTCGCAAATCTGGTTTGCCGGCCTGGACGACAAGGACCGCACCGAGAAGATTCTGGGCCAGGAGTTCGCTACGCTGTACTTCAACGAGTGCAGCCAAATCCCGCTGGGCTCCGTTGACACCGCGCTGACGCGCCTGGCGCAGAAGGCCGAGCAGCAGATAGAGGGCCGAGCGCCTGTCCCGCTGCGCCTGCGGGCCTACTACGACTGCAACCCGCCGAGCAAGACGCATTGGACCTACCGTAAGTTCGTCGAGAAGCGCGACCCCGACACCAGGCTGGGCCTGCCACGGCCGGAGGACTACGCGGCTTTCAGCATCAACCCGACCGACAACGCCGCGAACCTGAGCCCGGAATACCTGCGCATGCTGGAGTCACTGCCGGCCAGGATGCGGGCGCGATTCCTCGAGGGCCGCTTTGCCGATGCGAACCCGAACGCCCTGTTCCCGGAGGAGCATATCGACCGATGGCGCGTGCTGGACGGCGCGGTGCCGCAACTGGTGCGCGTGGTGGTCGCGGTGGACCCGAGCGGCGCGGACGATGAGGCGAGCGCGGACAATGACGCTATCGGCATCGTAGTGGTCGGCCTGGCCACGGATGGCGCGTGCTACCTGCTTGAGGATCTGACCGTGAAAGCAGGTCCTGCCACATGGGGCCGCGTGGCCGCAGAGGCGTTCGACCGGCACAGCGCCGACTGCGTGGTGGCTGAGGTGAACTACGGCGGCGCGATGGTGCGCCAGGTGATCGAGACGGCGCGCCCGCGCACGCCGTTCCGCCCGGTGACGGCAAGCCGGGGCAAGGTGGTGCGAGCCGAGCCGTTCTCTGCGTTGTACGAGCAGGGCAAGGTGCGCCACGTTGGGATGTTCCCCGAGCTAGAGGACGAACTGAGCGGGTTCTCCACGAAAGGCTACACCGGAAGCCGAAGCCCGAACCGAGCCGATGCGCTGATATGGGGTCTGGCCGCGTTGTTCCCCGCAATCACGGGCGCGACGGCGAAGAAACCGGACATCGCCGGCCTGGTAGTTCCGACCGCGCACCGGTGGCGATAGACTTTCACCCGCTCGCGTAGCATAATCGCGCCCGATGCGCAATCCCCGGAGTCCCTGATGGCCAGAGAATCC